GTATTTAGTTGCCGAGGTTATCTCTAGGCTTCTTTATATGTCTAGCAGTGAAAGAGCGTTTAATGTTTGCACAGGTAACATGGTTTCCATCTACAGAGTAGCCGAACTGGTTAACGATATTTACGAAAACAAAGCTGGAATAAAATTCACTGGACCAAGGAAGTCAGACGTTATTGCGGCATTTGGTTCTAATTTTACAATGCAGAATTTACTAGGTGATTTTTATAAGGAAACTGATTTAATAAACCCAGATAAGCAAGTAGTGAATACAATTAAATGGTTTAAAAGGTTTGGGCATGGACAGTAATAGATCGAAACCGCTTCAAAGAAAAGCTTATGGTAGCATACCTCACCTTCCAGGTAGTAGGGCGGATATAGGTGATAAAAGAATCACCATGGGCCAAGTAAAGATGTTAACCGAGAAGCTCAAGAACAAGACAGATAATGTAGTTGTTCAAGAAAAGTTAGATGGCAGTTGTGTTTCGGTCGCACTGGCCAATGGTGAGCTATTGCCATTGACGAGGGCCGGATACTTGGCCATTACTTCGCCATATAAACAACATCGAATATTTCATGATTGGGTTATTTTTAACACCGAAAGGTTTAAGAGAGTTCTAAAAGAGGGAGAGAGGATTTGCGCAGAATGGCTGTTGCAAGTTCACACAACAAAATACGAGTTAAAACATGAACCTTTTGTAGCATTTGATATATTTAATAAAAATAACAAAAGACTAGTGATTCATGATTTTGTCGAAAGGATTGACTCTGAATTTATAATGCCCAGGCTGTTGCTGTATGGGCAACCAGTAAGCATCAGTACGGCAATGGAGATACTAGACGGATATAATAAACACGGGGCAGATAAATCAGAAGGACTTGTGTACAGATATGAGGACAAAAACGGGGTCAATTTTCTTGCAAAATATGTGAGACCGGACCATAGGAGCGGACTGTACATGGATCAAGAAATATTCAACAAGAACCACGAAATATTTTTAGGGGACTTAAAATGAAGGTTGGAATAGCTGGTGTTGGAACAGTTGGCGGAGCCTTGAAAACTTTTTTTCAACATTGCATGAAAAAAGAAGAATCATTTTGGAAGACGTCTGTCGAGAGTCAGTTCTGGAATAATTTTGAGTTGCTTTTACATGACCCTGATAAGGGGTATAACAACGAAAAATATATCAAGGAATGTGATTATGTTTTTATTTGTGTTCCTGTTTTAACGGATAACAGTAACCGCCTTCAGCGTACAGAAAACATAGTGAGCATTTTAAAGTTAATGCAACCAGGGGCGACCGCCGTTATCAGGTCAACAGTTTTGCCTTGCACGACAGACCTGTTAAACGGAGTGCATAGTGCGAACGTAATTCACATGCCTGAGTTTTTAACAGAGAGCCGAGCGCTTAATGATATATTTGCGTTAGATGTAATATGTGGCGGAGAGGACGATCCAAATATTAGAATGATGTTCCCAGGGAAAAAACATGTTTTCACAAGTAATATAGAAGCAGAGCTTTGTAAGTATATGCACAACTGCTTGGGCGCTGTGAAGGTTACTTATGCTAATGTATTCTATGATCTTTGCAAAAGGTACGGAGCGAATTACGACATTGTAAAGAGGCTTATAAATATTACAGGGTTTTTCTCACCAATGCATTTAGATGTTCCAGGGCATCATGGGCTAGGTTATTCTGGTAAATGTTTCCCAGAAAACATGGAATCACTTTCATTAATAACTGATTCTGAATTAATTCATGGCGCGATAAAAGACAATAATAAATTCCGAGCAATGAGTAAGTAATCAATAACACGTAAACCACCTTGCGTTAAATTATCTACTAAAAATTAGTTTTTATTTTCAATTCATTATGGCATAATGCCGGTGATTTAATAACTAATTAGCAAGGAATAATTCATGACTAAAAAACTAGAACAGGAAAACAAAAAACTAAAAGACACCCTGACTTACTTGCTGGGGTATCTATGGGCGAGGGATAATGAAATTTAAAATGCTATTCTTATTCTTTCTTTCTGGCTGCTTAGATCGTCCACCAATAAACCATGTCGTTGATAAAAAGTTTTGTCATTTCGTTTGCGTGCAAGCTTACTTCAAGAGTTTTCATGCAAAAGGCGAGTCATGGGGGACTAGCGCCTCATCGATGAGCGGAATGCACCAAGGTAAGATATTTGACGTCGTTAAAAAAGATTGTGTTGATTTCTACAGCGATATGAAGTGCTGCAAGCGCGAATACTATCATGGGGAGTATACTGCTCGGAGCGTTCATTCGTATAAATACGGACCGTGCATGAAGCAACAGAAGGAAAAACTATGAAAGAAAAACTAACCTTTGACTACATTAAAAAGAACTGTGTGGCTGGCGAGACTGTGTTTCTCTATGACGACCACCGAGACGATGAAGACTTAGATGAGTATGTGTTTGTGGGCGCATTCCTATGTTTCAGCAGAATCTTTCTACGACGATAGCGGTCGTAACACGTCAGGCGACATGTTTACGGCGTGGCACACCCTCGACAAAATAAAACTAGAACACACCATGATTGAGGTTTAAGATGAGTGATGCAGTTAAAGAAATTGTAGGGAAAATTGAAGAGGATATTTGTAACAGAAGGGGCTTGCGCCAAGAATTTGAGAGAATCGACGACGATATACAACAAGAGATAAGGAAGGAGTGGGCGAAGATAGTAAGAAGTGAAATCAAAAAACTCCAATCCGACAACGAGAAGCTTTTGGCGTGTGTGGAGTTTTATGCGGAAAAGGCGTTTAATACGCTATATTCTGAGGATAATAGCGATATGGTAAATGAAAAAGGTTATCAAGTTGCAATGGTAATAGACGTAGACAGAGAGTGGTGTGGTAAAAATTCAATAGGCGGCAAGCTCGCCCGCGAAACACTGGCAGAGATAAGGGGGAAGAGTGAAGCATATAAGTGAACTTAGAAAAGAAATGACAGAAGAACAGAAAAAAGAAGCTGACGAACTTTATATAAAGCACTTTATTATTCCCTATGGCGATATTGTTACTAGTGAATATAAAGACCAACTCGAAGCCCTCAAGGCGGAAAGTAAAGACACTGGCGCTAATTTTAAAGCAGTCAGGTTTTTGAATAACCAGATACTTGAATTAAGAGAACAAAGAACAAAACTTAACGAGCGAGTCGAAACCCTCAAGGCAGGATTTAAGGAGCTATACGAACTTGCAACAAAGACAAGGAAGAGAAGCTGCACAATAGACGAGGCAAGCTGTCTTGCCTGCGACGCAAAGGAATGTCAAGATAGCGAAGCCGTCAAAAAGGCGCGGGAGGTGTGTGGTGAGCAGGGATAACAATTGGTTTGGCAGGTTTCTCGATGCTAATAAAAATATAAGCGACGAGATTGTTAGCGGGATAATCACAAAAGAACATATTTATGATCTGGCGCGAGACTGCCCCCTTATTCATCACGTAATTATGGCACACGAACACGGCAATCTTGACTGGAATAGTGCTCTTGCTCTAATGGTTGCCGAGCTATCAAAGCAAAATAAGCGCATTTTAAAAGAACGAATGGACTACTTAATGCTTGCCGCGCCACCTATTATAAAAACCGAAGCACCCAATGACTAACGCAATAGAAATACCGCACTGGCTACAGGTTGCGAGTGCATGGCTTGATTTTATAATGTGGAAAATAGCAGGGCCAGTTTTCATTATAACCATGGTCGTGTTTATTGCTTGCATTGTTATTTATGGAGCTAGGGAGCTTAAATGACTTTTGTGCGCTGTCTTGGCATTAGTGACAATGGTAACGACTAAAGACCTGTTTATATTTCAAAGGAGACCAAATGAATAGAGTACTGCAAAAACAATTAAACATGGAAAACCCAATTAAGAACCTACGGTTTAAGAAAACAAAAAAGTCGGATATCGGGCTAGAAAGAACCGTAACCCAGATAGATATGGCAAGTATAATGGGTATTAGCCAAGGAACTCTCGCCAAGATCGAAGCAGGTATAATGCCGCCGCCTAACCACTCTCTTGAAAGGCTTAGAAATTTAAAGCTTGAACACAGAGGGATAATAAGAGACCGCGAAGTGCTTGAGATAAACAAGTGGTTCGTTGAGAGGTTAAAGGACAAGAAATGACACTAAACAATTTGAAGAGGTTATCAATAAGGCGTGTGAATTGGTTGCAGATGAAAGCAATAGGACTAATGATTTGGGCGGGGATTTTTACAGTGTTAATGATTTTGGGAGGATGTTGCGGGGAGGGTAATGCGGTTACCGGGAAAACAAGAGGCCCTTATGATGTGACATGCATAGAAGTGGGTGCTAGATTGGCCAGATGCGAGAACAAAGAAGTTATATGCTATCAAGAATTAGGCGATACAGATGTTTTGCAATGCAAATTTAAGGATTAGGCAGTGAGTCGCAAAGACAAGGAGATTGAAAAAGAACTCCATAAGGCTTGCGACCCAGTAGGCTACTGGCATAAGGAATTTACAAGAGAAATGATATGGTTTGCACCTGTCGGGTTAATATCAGTCGCAGGGCTTTGCTACCTTCTTGGCGACTACAAGGGGTTACTCGGAGGTCTATTGCCAATTTTTATTTTAATATCCAAAGTTTTAGTGCTTAACAATAGGAGCGATAAATGACAACAAAAGAAGAGAGAAGGGAATGGCTAAAACTGAAAAAAGAGATAATAATAAGATGCCCAGAAATAAAGAATAATCACCATCGTTTATGGCGACTGCTAGATACGTATAATCAATACCTTACAAATATGGTACAATATAGATACAGGAGGACTTATGCACAGACTACTAATCATATCACTGCTCACCTATTCTTGCGCCTATAACGACGTTAGGCTAACCAGCCCAGCTAATAGAACGGCTTCTTTCGATGTCAAATCAAAGCACTCTAAGCGTGGTAATTTCAACAGGCTAATAGACTGGACGGCCATCACCTTTAATGACTCCAATAACGTTATCAAAATGAGAGATTCAAGAAGAGGGAAGATCATAATACGTGGGTCTGTTAGTTGCCCCGAGTTAAATTTGGGTGGAGGATATGTCGATTCTTACTTGGACTTTGCTATGGTGGTAAGCGTTAAGAATAAATCTATATCATTAAAGTTTATGGATATAATAGGAACCTCAACTACTACCGAGGCATGGGACTACGGCAGACGACCATCAAGCAAGCAAGAAGCCGAGAAGGTTATTAATGCCTGTATTAATCCAATCAAGGATTCGCTGGTTAAGTATGTAGGCATGTGATGACATTGTTACAAATAAGGAGATGGTAAATGCTGAAGATTATTTTAGTTTTTTTAATCATTGCGCTATGTTTCGTTTTGCTAATCGAGAAACCAGAAGCAAAGAGGACTGTAATGAGAAACACACGCAGCAAACTAATATTGATTACATTTTCCTACAAAAACTATATACACGAACTGAAAAGCATTTACTTTGGCAACACCTACACGAAAGCGTTTGACCTTTCGAAGATTAAAAATATTGAAGAATTTAAAAACGTAGAATTTGTTGACGATAACATGAAGATCGAGCACGACACCGCTTGCACATTTGATTACGAAGACACTGGCTACGTTTTCAAGGGAAGCTGCGAGCACCTAGTAGACAGGATTAATAATATACGATAATTAGCACCCCTTAATTGCAAACCCGCATAACTTCTGACAGAATATAGAGTAATTTTGAAACCAAAAAGTTAAACGGAATTTAACACAATGAGTAAACGAATTACTTGGCACGTTGAAACTAGAAAAGTTTCCGATCTTAAACCTTACGACAAGAACCCCAGAATCATAACAGAATTAGGTCTTAACGAGCTTCAAAGTTCCTTTGATGACATCGGGTATGCACAGTATATCAACATCAACACAGATAACACAATACTCTCTGGGCACGCCCGATGCATGGTCTTAAAGAAAGAAGATCCGAACCAAGAAATTAAAGTACTAGTCCCTGATCGAAAGCTAACTCCAAAGCAAGAGGAAGCTGTACTAATTCGCATGAACAAAAACCAGGCAGGCGCATGGGACTTCGATATTCTTGCTAACGAGTTTGAAATGGACGACTTAATGGAGTGGGGCTTTAGTGAGAACAGTTTTGGCATAGCTGAAAGTGACGGAGGTCCCAGCTCAAATAAAGAAATAGATTTGGATAATTTCGGCAACGATCTAGAACACACTTGTCCAAAATGCGGGTTTGAATTCAATGACTGAATTTACTTACAAATGGAAACTATCCGACCTTGATAACGTTCCTAAAAACGGATTAAAAGTATTTTCATGCTTTGCTTGTGGCGGTGGCTCGACAATGGGTTATAAAATGAGCGGATTTGATGTAATAGGCGCCAACGAAATAGATCCAAAGATGGCAGAAGTTTATAAGATTAATCATAATCCTAAATACCTGTACGTTGAAGACATAAGAAGTTTTAAACTACGAAAGGATTTACCTGAAGAGTTATATAATTTAGACATACTTGATGGATCGCCTCCATGCTCTAGTTTCTCCATGGCAGGCTCCAGGGAAAAAGCATGGGGTAAAAAGAAAAAGTTTAGAGAAGGTCAATCAGAGCAGATATTAGATGACTTGTTTTTTCACTTTATCGATTTGGCCCACAAGCTACAGCCAAAAGTTGTTATTGCTGAAAACGTTAAGGGGTTATTAATGGGAAATGCCAAGGGCTACGTTAAGCAAATTAATGAGCTCTTTAAAACGGCGGGCTACAATGTGCAGCTGTTCTTGTTAAATGCTGCGACAATGGGGGTTCCGCAAAAGCGCGAAAGAGTATTTTTTATTTGTAAAAGAAGGGACTTGGGTTGGGGGAAGCTAAAGATGGCCTTTGCCTTGCCGCAGATAACCTTTAACGAAATAGATGAGGGCAACGTCGAGGCCAAGGGCGTTACCAATGGGCAGATAGAGTACTGGAAAAAGGCAAATCCAGGTGAGTCATTTTCTAAATACCACCCCAAGGGACACCTGTTCGGAGCGTCCAGGGTCCACCCCAAGAGGCCCCTAAATACTATAATTGGAGATGGTGGAACTAAGGCATATCATTATAAATACCCAAGGGAACTAACAACCAGGGAGCTCCAATTAGGCGGAAGCTATCCACTAGATTATAAGTTTGTAAATACGAACCCAAAGCATTTAATAGGTATGTCCGTCCCCCCTCTCATGATGCATAATATAAGCAGAGAAATACATAAACAATGGTTCAGTAATGGCAAATCCTAACCCACAAAACAAATTCAAAAAAGGCAACAAGTTTGGCAAGGGTAGGCCTGAGGGCATTAAAGAGCTCAAGGAAGCAAGGTCCTTAAACAAGGCAGCGCACGACAAAGCTATTAATAAGTACATGCACATGTCGATCAGTGAACTCAAAGAGTTAACGAAAGACCCCAATCTGTCCGCGCTTGACGCTATGATTATAAGTGCAATTAACAGGGCAATTAAAAAGCAATGCGTTACCGCTCAGGACTATTTAGTCAGTCGGTTGATAGGCAGGATACCTCAAAAGCAAGAGCATAGCGGCGGCATACTTACGGGTCATGCTGCTTTAATGCAAGCAATGAAAGACATTGAGGGCGAGGATAGTAATGAGCAGTGACTTTATGTTAGTCTGCGGCGACTGCTTAGAGGTAATGAAAGATATTCCAGATAAATCAATAGATATGGTTTTAACTGATCCACCTTACGGCACTACTGCCTGTAAATGGGACAATGTAATTCCATTTGAGCCGATGTGGGAACAGTTGAAAAGAATTACAAAAGACAATGGAGCTATTTGTTTATTTGGCAGTGAGCCTTTTTCAAGTCATTTAAGAATGAGTAATTTGAAAATGTTTAAGTATGATTGGATTTGGGATAAGGTATCCGGGGGTAACCCCATAAATAACAAAATAATGCCCATGAAAACCACCGAAATAATATCAGTGTTTGGCAGAGGGAAGCTAAATTACTATCCAGAAATGGTTAATGCGGACCCGAGAAACATAAGACCGCATATAAAGGCCCCTCAAAAAAGCGAGTTAATGAGCAGGTTCAAGGACGGCTTTATACCAAAGTCTGATACTACAAAAAGATACCCAAAACATTTGATAACATTTAACATGAGAGCCAAAGAGTGCAACCCGCTAAACAGAACACACCCAACCCAAAAACCAGTTGCACTATTAGAATACCTAATCAAAACCTACACGCTAGAAAACGAAACAGTATTGGATTTCACAATGGGATCAGGATCAACTGGCGTTGCGTGTAAAAACTTAAACCGCAAATTTATTGGAATAGAAAAAGACGAAAAATATTTTGAGATAGCAAGGAATCGAATCAATGGCACAGAAATTCCCAAGTAGGTACCCTTGGACTATGACAAAGATCAATTAAAAAAGTTCAGGGACCATAAATATCGAGTAGCTAATTTCTATCGAATAATCGACAAAGATGCTAACAAGATTCCATTTCGACCTAACTGCGTTCAGCAAAAACTAATGGATCAGCCACCAAATGCGCTAACAGGCAGGCTCATGCGCATGACGCTAAAGGCTAGACAGTTTGGCGTTTCCACTTATGAGATAATAAGAATCACCGACCTGACAATGTGGAAAGAGAATCAGACCAATATGATAATGGCGCACGAAAAGGACGCTATTAAAAAACTGTTTCGAATAGTAAGAAGGGTATATGACTTCATGCCTGAGCAATGGAGGCCAAGACTAGCGAAAGGCGGTGGGTCTCAGTACGAACTCTATTTCCCTGACTTGAACTCAAGGATATATTGCGATCTTGAAACAAGAGGGGATACGCTTCAGAATCTACATATATCAGAAGCGGCATTCTCAAAAGAAGACAGAATTAAAGCGACACTGGAAGCGGCCAGGCGCGGTAACACGTCAATGGAAACTACTGCCAATGGGATAGGCGGCTACTTTCATGAGATGTGGACAGATAAAGGGAGAGAATACACTAAGTTCTTTTTCCCTTGGTATATATTCGCCGAGTACGCTGACCCTATTAATGGACCGCTCAAACTGACAAGCGAAGAGGAAGAGTTCGTAGATAAAGCAAAGAGGTTGTTTGGTGTCGATATAACGCACGAGCAAATAGAGTTCAGAAGAAATGCCATGGATAGGCTAGGAAGCTTGTATCTTCAGGAATACCCGGAAGACGATGCCACGTGCTTTTTAACTACAGGTGATATGGTATTCAATGCCTTTGTATTAAAAGAGATGCTTCACGACGTACCTACGCCAATAAGCGACTCTAACGACGTTCGGATATACAAAGAAAAGGTCCTACATCATGTTTACGTTATAGGAGCAGACTGTGCCCAAGGAACAGGTGGAGATAAATCCGCTGCCCAGGTAATCGACATAACCAGCAATGAGGTGGTCGCAACAATTCAATGTGACGTTACACCTAGTGAGTTCGCAGACAAGCTTTACGATATAGGGAAACTATACGTTCAGCAAGGCTACATCTGGCCACGTCTTTACGTTGAGAGAAACAACCACGGTCATGCTGTACTATTGAAACTGTCTGAATACCTTTTTTACCCCAATCTATTTAGAACAGATGACGACAAACTAGGCTGGTTAACCGATAAAATAACTAAGCCAATTATGATTTCTGCACTTCAAGATGCTATTGCGAATCGGCATATACAAATCAATGATAAAAAAACTATACTAGAATTACTGACCTTTATTAACAACGATGGCAAGCAAGAAGCTGCTGAAGGGAAGAACGATGACTTAGTAATTGCCCTCGCTATTGCAGTCCAAGGATTTATCTTTGAAAAAAGCAATGTTGATTTTTATAATAATATAGAAAGTAAACTCAGAGTTTAATTCATGCCTAAAAACAATTTAGAAGATTCAGTCGGCAAAATGAAGTCAAAAAACAGCGAAAACCTAATGGTGGACGTTTATACGGGTATAGCTGAAAAGACATTTACACGAAGTCCTTATGATCCCAATACGTATGTCTACCCATGGAACCCCGATGACTTGTACCAAAAGGCAGGGGATTATTCTATTTACGAGGATATGCTAAACGATGATCAGGTAAGTGCTAATATGCAGATCAAGAAAGACCTGGTTCTTGGTAGTGGGCACGAGATTATGACCGAAGATGACGGGCATAATGACATTAAAACTGATCTCGAGATAGCGCTAAACGAAGACACCGAGATACCTTTTGAGGAACAGCTAGAGGAAGTTATAACCTCTTACGATTTTGGGTTTTCCATTAGTGAGAAGTTGTTTCAGAAAAGACCCGATGGCACATTAAGCTGGAAGCAATTTAAAACAAGACACCCTAATACATGGCTAATTCACATCGATGACCATGGGAACATTGATAAGTACGAGCAGCAAGGAACTAAGATTAATTTCTTCCCGGATGAAAAGTCATTAATGCACGTGGTTAACAATAGTAGGTTTCAGAACCCTTTCGGAACATCGGACTTGCGAGCAGCACATGCAGCATGGTTTGCGAAAAGACAAATCATAAGGTTTTACGCGATATTCAGCGAGAAGGCAGCGTCTCCCATACCGGTTGCAAGGTTTAACGCCAATGCTCCCGACTCAGCGGTAACTAAAATATTTAACATTATAAAGAAGTTTCAAACCAAGACCGCTATCACTATCCCGAAAGAAATAGAGGTTGAGTTCCTAGAAGCAAAGAACAATGGGGAGGTTTATGTTAAAGGAATTAATCTTTTCAATACTTTTATTGGTCGCGCTTTGCTTATCCCCGATCTTTTGGGATTCACAGGAGAACAATCAAACAGGGGCGGGTCACAAGCGCTCGGTAGGGAGCAACTAAAACTGTTCTTTTTGCATATTGCCAGGAGAAGAAAACAACTAGAGTTCATGGTCAACAAGCACGTAGTCAAGCCTCTAGTCGTTCACAATTTCGGTTTCATTGACAGCTATCCGAAGTTTAAATTAAAGCCGTTAGATTCAGAAGAAATATACACAGGTGCCAAGTTATGGCTCGATGCCACAAAATCGAAGCTATGGAAGCCAAACGATGAAGAAATAAACCACCTTAGAAACATTGCTAACTTCCCAGAAGGCGACGTTGAAAGAGAGGAACCTAAGCCGATAATAGGGCAAGTTCCAGAACTAGACAAGGACGGCAACCCTATGCCGCCTAATCCAGACGATAACCTAGAACCAGAAAAACCTGACGATAAAGTAGACAACAACACAGATCCCAATAAAGTAAATAATAAAGGTAAGAAAAATTTCGCTAAAGTATTTCCCGAACATATCGGAGATTATTATAAGAAGGTAGACTTTGCCCTGGCAAGTAACCTAATGGACGTTAGAGTAAAGAAGATAGAAAACAATGCCAGGCCTATTGTCAACGACATCGTAGATGACTTGATAGATCAAATAGAAAAGAAAAAAATCATCCAGAAACAAGACATAACGCGCATGGATAGCATTAACATAAAGTTCAAAAAGAGGTTGCAGTTGGCCTACAAGAAGAACTTTAAGGAACTATTCAAAGAGGCGCAAATGATGGCGCGCGGGGAAATAATGCGGAAGGACTTCGCCAGAGAACCCATACCACATGACCAGTTCCTAGAGTTCTTGGAGAAAGAAACATTCTCGGCAATTGGTGATTGGGAACTAGAACTAACTAGGGGCGCAAAAACAGCGGTCCTAGATGCAATGAAAAACGGCAAGCCACTGTCAGAAGTTATCGAACTCATAGAAGGCAGTAGGGAAAAATCAATAGTGTCCGTAGAGAGATGGGCAAGAACTAAAACAACTGAAGTATTTAATAGAGCAAGGAAAGATTTCTTCGAATCAACTGGCGTCATTCAGGGCTACCAATACAGCGCTATACTTGATGGTAGAACTACACCTTACTGTGCAGGCCTACACAACAAACAATTCAAGCTAGGAGAAGAACCACCTATACCCGGTCACTTTAATTGCAGAAGTCTTTTAATACCAATTACAATATATGAAGAGATTGAGCCAGTTGAAAAGATAGGGAGAAGATCAGTCGGGCAGTTTATAGAAGAGGAAAAGGGCGATGGTTTCTAGGAGAGACTTGAAACAGGATAGGAGTATCATGCAATATCTTTCCATTATCATGCTCGTACTGGGTATAGTTGCATATTCTTTAATTGGCTTCGCTTACGTTAATGAAAAATTCATGTCCAAGGATGAAGGGGACAGGAGGATTAAGGGGATGAGGTCTCAACACTTTAGGGACGTCGATAAAATTGATAATTCTCTCTATAATATTAGTAATAAAATAGATACAATATTAGAAAAATTATAAAAAAGTCCAAAGATGAAACAGTTCTTAATTTTCATTTCAATAATGCTAACGTTTATCGGGATTGTTTTAGGAAATTCCAATTTCATAGGGGACATAACCGAGAGAGTAGACAAGGTAGCAAGTAATGAATCTGTTGGAACGTCTGAAGTCTGGGACAACAGACGGAACGGTGGGTTTAACATGGCTAGAGGATTAGCATGCATGAAGTATTAATAGAATCCCCTTATTACAGGATAGGCAGGGCGGCTGATGTTTTCATGGCGGTAACGAATAAAAGTAATGTTCCTTTATATATAAAAAAAATATACGCCTATTGGTCGGGGCCAACTGGCACGCAGAGGTTAAATATACCGCTAATCTTAACATTTGGGACCTCTGATAAACTCCCTGAAGGCATCGTCGTAGAATGGACTAGTGATATCGTGGGCGACAAGGAAGTTTCATCTATGCATTACACTCAAGGGTATAACATAAATGATGATAGGTTCCGAAACATGGGTCATTTCCCTTGTGCAATCGGACAGACAAAAATAAAATTAAAAAGAACACTAAATGGAGGCGAGCACCTGGCTCTTGCAGCTTACAGCGACGAGGAAGGGTCAGCAACGCTAGTTATTGAGTGTGAATTCATGGAGGATGAAGATGCCGTCAATTAATGGAGTTGAGATATTCAGCGTTGGTGAGTGGAATGGTGATAAGTATACCGCCTCGGATTTAGATGAGATGGTTAAGGCTTTTAATGATACTAAAGACCATGTAAGACCTTTTTTAAAGCTAGGTCACGATGAAGAACAAAAACTACTTCAAGCAGATGGGCTTCCGGCAGCGGGATGGATTTCTAATATTTATACTAAAGGCGAAAAGCTACTTGCTGATTTTGTGGACATTCCTAAGAAGGTAATGGAGCTCATAAAAAAGAAAGCATATAGAAATGTATCAAGTGAGGTATATTGGGACATAGATGTAGACGGGAAGGTTTACAAAAGAATGCTAGCCGCTGTTGCTCTATTGGGTGCTGACACTCCAGGTGTAATGAACCTAAGTGATATTTTGGCCCAGTACAAAAAAAATGGGTTGGGCGATTTAAAAATATATGCAAATCAGGAAAATGAACTTATTATTAAAAAGTACAATTATCAAATCAATGATGACCATGGAGGGAAAATGACTGAACAAGAGATTCAGGAATTAAAAGATAGAGCAGCTAAGGCAGAAAAAGAGGCCCAAGAAGCCAAAAGTGCCAGAGAAGAAGCTGAAAAAAAATACTCCCAAACAGAAGCCGAGTTAAAGAAGACAGAAATTGAAAAACAGGTAAACGAGTTTGAGGTAGAGTTTAAAACACCGCCCTCTGCTAAACCATATATCAAAGAGTTGTTTGGGGAAGAAAAAAAGACCTACACGGTTACATCTAAAGATAAGTCGGAAAAGAAATTAACAAAATATGAATTAGTCGGAGAAATCCTAAAGCTTTATAAGGCCAGCGACGTAAACCTAGAGGAGCGTTCGAAGCAGGGCGACAAAGGCAAAAAGAATTTCACGATTGATCAGATAACTGAAAAAATAAAGACGTATCAAAAAGACAACGATTGCACTTATAAAGAAGCGCACTTGGCCGTTGTTAAAAGTCTCGATACTGACTACATGGATAAAGTAGCCGTCGAGCCTGAAGACGACGACGAGTAAGGTCTTTTTGGTATCCAAGGAAGGAGTAAAAGATGTCAGAAGCATCAGTAGAAAGCTATAAAGTCGCCACGACTTTAGCTGCTCGCAGGATAGTTTCTATGCTTTCGGGATCTGCCCATTTTGTGGCCTATCCAGAAAGCAACCAGAGGCTTCCAGTGGGTATAACCATTGATACGGTTTTGGATACTACTTCAGCAATTCCAGTTCAAACAAGCGGTAAAGCATATCTCTACTTTAATGATACTGTCGGAGCAGGACAACTTGTTCAGTCGGATATATCTGGTAGGGGCGTGCCTTTTACTTTGGCCAACACGACAAGTGCACTAACCCTGGCCTCGGCCTACGTTGGTCATAGCCTGGAAGCCGTTTCCGCAACTGGAACAATTGCTTTAGTACAAATTCATCCGGGCTTTGACAGAGAATAAGGAGTAAGAAATGCCAGATATTAATAAATTACATACTGACGCGCTTCTCTCCGATCTTTCTGTTAAGTATCGGAACCCGGATTATATCATCCCGGAGTTTTTTCCGAAAAGAGCCGTAAAGAAGAGAAGCAACATTTACAGGATTTATGAAAGAAATTTCAGAATCCCTGAAACAAAAAGAGCGATTGGAGCCGAGTCGAATAAGTTTTACTATGATTTCTCAACTGCCTCTTACCAATTGGTAAAGAATGCATTGAAAGATTATGTAGCTGACGACGAGGAAGAGAACGACGATTTGGCCGACTTGAGAGCGGAGACAACTGAACAACTTACGGATGCGCTACAGCGCAGGATGGAGTTGGATGGTTGTAATTTAATGACTACTACAAACTGGTCGTTAAACGTTTCGCTTGCAGCCGCAAATGCTTTTAATGCCAATACAACTGTTTCCAACCCTATCCCAGTGTTTGATACAGCTTCGCTTTTGGTTTTAAGAAACAGCGGCAAGATGCCAAACGTAATCGGTCTCAACCATGAGGCGCACATTGCAATTAAAAACCACGTCAGTGTTCTAGATCGTATTAAATACACTAGTGCAGAAATCGACGAGGTTAAAATTGCAAAGCTTCTAGGGGCAGATAAGTACGTAGTTTCTAAACAAAGCTATGACACAGCTGCTAGAGGGCAGGCATCTTCACTATCATCAATGTGGGGAGATGTGGCGTTCTTTGGTTACGTGGTTCCAAACCCAGGTAAAAAGACCCAGTGTACCGGCGTTACCTTTATGAAGCCTAAAAACTTAGTAAAGAGATGGCGGGTAGAGTCTAGGGAATCAGACGCTATCGAAGCAAATATGGATTACGATATCCGAATTATTTCTTCATTGGCGGGGTTCTTGATTAAAGACGTAATTTAAAACCTAATGGGCGGTGGTGAACTCTAGTAACCATCGTCCTTTTTTTTAAGGAATAAAAATGTCAAAAGGTAAACCAACAGACAAAGTTCAAGAATTAACAGAGAAATTAGATTTAGCTCTAAAAGAAAATAAAGAGCTTAAGATCCTGGCAGAGACTGCCATTGATGCGCTTAAGAGTAAAGAGGCAGGAGTGAAGGAAGAGGCCAGTGCTAGTTTTCTTCATGCTCAAAAACTTAGAGCAGAGGACGAGAGAAGAAAGAAAGAACTCAAGGTAATTCATTCATGGTATGAGATTGAAGAAAACAAAAGAAACCCTGAGAAATCTAAGATATTCTTTGTTTACAGGAAAAATAACGGCAACCAATATCAAGAATATGTTGGAAGAACCAAGAGCGAGAACGAAAAAAAATTCATTCAAACAATGAAAAAAGAAGGTCGCTTAAATATGCCAACTGAATTAGTAGAGGCAGATAAAAGAAGGATGCAAGCATCATGAGTAAAAAGAAAGAAGAACCCAAAATCCATTACGTTCTAGAGAAAGGCGTTATTAAGAAAATTAAAAAGCTAAAGTCAGGCGAATATAGCGAGTTCCATGCTCATGCTAGAAAGAATCCATTAGAGCTAAAAAAGCTCATTAAGAGTAATCTTCTGAGGGAGCCGTCTTCTGTTAAAGACAAAAAGCTTTTTGATTCAGCATCAAAAGAACTAGCGCTACCAGAAGAGAGAAGATCAGAAAAAGAAAAGAAAAATAAAAGGGAGCCAAGAAGAAAAGTCTCTATAGAATAAGGCATAACGGTGAACTATGGGAATTTATATCAATACCGCCACGAGCCTTACGTCAACGATGAGGGGCGTAGATTTCAATACAGCCGCCATTGCCTCTATAAACAAATACATTGAGTGGTCAGAAGCAGAAATAAATAAATACCTTTCTAAGCGGTACGACTTGTCATCAAATACATTCCAAACAACCACAAGTGTTCCTCCGCTAGTTAGATCATGGTGCGAGAGACTAGTGCCGTCTTACTATTACCAATTTGGTACTAGGGGGGGGAAAGAACAAAGGTCTCTTGCTAGAGAAATGAGAAAAGACGTCATTGATAACTTAATGATGGTTCGAGATTACAAGATGGACCTAGTTAACACCGCTGGTTCGGTTATTACTGATTTTTCAAACACCGCTTACAGGTGCCTTTCAAATACCGACGACTATACACCAACTTTCAACGAAGATGATCCATTGAACTGGGAAATTGACCCCGACAAGTTGGACGATATTGCATCTGAGAGGACATAGTGCCTGAAAGTTTCGCCAAACTAGATGATAAAGAATTAAGAAAGTATCTAAATTTCCTAGAGAGAGAATTAAAAGATGCCGACAAGGGCAAGGCAAAGACATGGGGCAAGGTTATATCTATGCCTGTTTTTGCAGATATAATGAGTCATTTTGAACAAGAAAAAGGACCCTTTGGGAAGTGGAAAGTCCATGCCAAGTCTACGCAGTTAGTTTGGGCAGGCGTTATTTCTTTTAGAAAAATGCAGGGGAAGGTTATACCTTTAGACCCTGATTATAATGATTCTCCATTGTTTAAACAGCCATTAGTAGAGGATGCTAGACCCAAGAGATTGGGCGGTAGGATTCTCCAAGATTCTGGTGGGCTTAGAAAATCAATATTTCCGATAAAGGCCGGTAAAAAAACGATTTTATCTAGGAATGGATGGAAGTGGTATACTAACGCAAAAACAAAATCAGGGTTCCCTTATGCCGCCGCACATAATAATGATGGCCCCAGGGACAAGCTTCCGCAGAGAAAATTCATGTGGTTATCTGGAAAAGGATTGAAAAATATTGCTAAAATATCAATTGATCATTTAACGAATAAGAAGGTCAAATAATGGGGCAGCTAAATTTAAACGGAATTAAAAATGCTGTTAAAAATATACTGGATGCGGCCAATACAACTACTGGCTCTCCCGTCGATTTATCAGCAAATTTAACCAACAGGGTTTCTAAGGTCTTAACCGTTAATCCTGATCTAATTCCAATACAAGATGATTACTTTCCTTGCGTTACTGTTCATTATGATTCTAAGTCTATGAACCAAGATACTATTGCCCAAACTATGACAAATGCAAAACGCAAGGCAGAATTAATTCTAGACATAAACGCTGCGGTGATTGATTATAATATAGATTCTCCTGCAAATGATAGCTCTAGTGATCAAATAGAATATTTAGCGGAGAACATAGAGGAAATTTTAAGGGCAAACCCTGATCTTTCTGCAACTGCTAAATGGTCTATGGTTGATTCGGCAGATTATTACGGGACAGCGCTAGATCAGGAGACGAGTTTTAGAGGCGTTAAGCTAAGTTTAAAAGTTACACAATGGTATTAGGAGGGTTTCAATGAGTGAAATGTCAACAAGCCAAATTAGAAAACAATCAGAGGCCGTTATTAGGCAGTTTGGTGAAAAATGGGAGAAGCATGCTAAAGAGAATGCTAAGTATGCAAAAAAATCAATTGAGTGTTTTAGAGATTGTGGAGTAGGTAGAGCAGTACTTTGCATTGCCAATGGGTATTCTTTTGAACACGAACTAGAAACAATTAAAAAATATCAGGATAACGTAGATATTCTATGTTGTGATAAGACACTAGGTCCGTTACTTGATCACGGTATAACCCCGACCTTCTGTGTGGTAGCAGATGCAAATGTTAGCTACGAAAAATACATGGAGAAATGGAAGGACAAGTTAGATAAAACCATTCTCTTTATGAATGTTTGCGCTAATCCTAAATGGGCGCAAAATGGAAACTGGAAGGATATGTACTTCACAGTTAATAAAGACGTTTTGGGATCTGAAAAAAAATTCGGTGAATTGTCTGGATGTCCTAATGGGATAGCAGCGGCGACAAATGTTTCTGGCGCAATGGTGGTTCTATTGACGCAATCAGACGAAAATGGTCGACAGAATTTTTTCGGATATGATAAAATACTATTAATAGGCTTCGACTATTCATGGTCAGATAAAGAATCATACTATGCGTTTGACAAGTATGGTGGGGGCAAGGCCCATTATATGCGTCATCAGCTCACCGTCAGGGAAGACGGTGAGTTTTGTTACTCATCTGGTAATTTACTTTTCAGTGCTAAGTGGTTGGCCAAATATATTACGACATTTAATTTACCAGTTATCCAATGCACGAAGAAAACCATATTATCTACATCAAGAAAGTCTACTCTTGAAAAGCAAATGCAGTACATGTTCGACCCAGAGGACGCTAAGGTTAAAAACACGCTTAACAATTTATTAACACAAGCAAGAAATCAAATGTTTCTAATTAGTAGAGAATTAGATAGAATTAATCGTAAGCATGATTTGAAATTTTTAGAAACTACCTAGGAGAATTATATGCCAGTAGGTCAAGGAGAATTGTTAGGTTACGAAAGTTACCTTGCAGTAGGACGGCAAACAGCTTTTGCCACTGGGAATACAGCAACCGAATCCTTGGATTTTGTTTCGGCCTCTTTTAAAGAAAGTAAAGAGGGTAAGATAATTGAGGAAGTTACTAGGCAAAGAACATACGCAAAGAGAACCCCAACTGGTAAAGTTATAGAAGGTGAAGTTGAATTTTACCCCTATGTAGAGTCGGCATCTTTTGTTTACTTAATGCAAAATGCCCTTGGTGGGACCTTAACGAGTGCTACTGCAACTGGCGAGACATTAGGCGGTAACGCCTTTGAACATGATATTAGGATTGGGGCAATACAAGATCAGTCTTATCCAGCATTGCATTTTAATCACAGAAAAGGTGGTTCGACTTCTGGAAAGGTTTTCGAATATATCGGTGGAAGAGTCAATGAACTAACAATTAACTCTGAGATAGACGAGGCTCTGAAATGTTCTGCATCTCTTATGTTTAAAGATGCAACTTTTTCAGGGAACAATGTATCCGCTGCTTTAACCCAAGCTGCCGATTGCCATCCGTTGTCATTTGTTGACGGGAGGGTTTCTATTGAAAATAGCTTCGCCTCTTTAACCTCTAGCTCTTATTGGCATGTCCAAAGTGTAGAATGGGGAATTTCAAACAATCTAAAAAGTGATTCTGAATCTAGAAGAATTGGTTCTGATACTCTTGATGTTATGCCGGCAGGTATTGCAAACCTAAATTTAAAGTTAACCCTTAGGTTTGATACATCCACAGCAAGAGACAATATGTTAAACGCTACAAACCTCGCTTGCGAACTAAACTGGCAAGGCCCTACTCTGTCAAGTGCATCTACAATAAGACGTGGTTTAAAACTGCAATTGCCAGCAATACAGGTTAGTGACTCTGGAGATCCTGAAATTGGCGGTCCAGATGAATTACTAACTCAAGAAGTAGTCTTTCATGTGCTTAGAGATATTTCAAGTGCGTCTGGATATGCACTAAGGGCCCTAATAACAAACACTACGAGTAGCTATGCTTAAATGGTTTAAAAATCTATTTAAAAAGAAAGACCTGAGAGATTTAATTTACGATGAAAAAGAAATTAAAATTAATGGTGTTATTTTTAAAATTAAAAAAATAAACACGCTGGATCACTTAGAGGGCGCTAAAGTAATGATGAGAGTTTATGAAACCTACGAGCAAAAGCGCGGAGATAAAGGTCAAGAACTTTCTGCTAAAAAAGTTAAAGAGTTTTATAAAGACATTATAATGGCTGGCGTCGTAAAACCTAAGTTAACTAGAAAAAAAGAAAGCGGAGAAGATATTTACGTTGAGGATATCTTCAGCGCCGGTGATATGGCAGAGAAACTTGCTGAGGAAATATTTACCCATACCTATGGTAAAAAAAAAATTCAACACGCACGCTCTCTCGTGCTCAACTCCTAGAAGTCGATTTAGTCTGCAAAAGATATTCAAAGTTCCCGTCAGAAATTATACCTATGGATATTTCTGATTACTCGTTTAATTTACTAGTCGCAAGTATAGGTTTTTCAGAGGAAGAAAAACAAATGAAGAAAGCTAACAGAAAGGTCCCACGGAAATAGGGGTATATAAATGGCCAAGGAAGAAAAAGCAACGCTTATCCTACAGATAAAGGAAAAGGGAGCCGCTGCAATAAAAGGGATTAACAACTCCCTCCGCAATTTAAAAAATGCTGTTCTTGCACCCTTGTCAGTTTCTTTGGCCGGAGTAACTGCCGCTATAGGCAATATGGCGTTAAAGGCCGGGGAGTTTAATGACGTTAAAAGGGCCTTTAGCAATCTAGCTTCCGCGCAAGGACAAGACGCCAATAAAATGCTGGCGCAAATGAAAGAACTTTCGGCGGGGACTATTTCAGAATTGGAATTGATGAAGAGGGCCAACAACGCATTATTACTTGGCCTTCCTGTTGACCGATTCGGTGACATGCTTCAAATAGCACGGTCATCTGCAAAGGCCACCGGCCAGTCAATGGATTTCATGCTTAGCTCAATCGTAACTGGTTTAGGTCGTGGATCTAAGTTAATGCTTGATAACTTGGGCATCATTATTGATACAAACAAAGCCTATGATGAATATGCCGCCAGTATAGGTACAGTAGCTTCTAAGCTTACAGACGCAGAAAAGAAGCAAGCATTTATCAATAAAGCTCTACAGATAGGTAAGGAAAACGCCGAATCATCTGGTACAGGGGCATTATCATTAACGGAAAGATGGGAACAATTTAAGGTTAAAATTTCAGAAGTTGCTATTGAGTTGGGGCAGAAATTTGCTCCAGCAATGGAAACAGGCCTCAAGTGGGTCAATAAAATGCTGGATGCTACTAAAGAAGTTATTGCACCAGAAACTCTTCCGCAGTTAGAAAAACAGCTAGAGGCCCTTGAATCTAGATTAAATAGAATGCAGTCTGGCGCGGGCTCTTTTTTAGCATTTGGCGAAAGGGATGTTCAGCGACAAATAGACGCAACTAAAAAACAAATAGCCGTACTACAAGAAAAGGAGGCCGTTGAAGCTGAGAATGCTGAAAATGCCAAGAAGAGAGGCGAGGCTTTAAGGGAGCAAAAGAAAGTAGACGCTGCCATCAAAGAGGAAATGGATAAGGTAGATATCGAAAACGATATAATGAACAAGCAGGCCAAGCTCGAGAATCAAAGGATTCATGAAGAAGCAATGAATAACTTGAAAGAGCAGCAAAGATTTCAAGATATAAATAAAGAGATTGCCGGTGCTAAAGATAGAAATAAAAAGTTAGAGGCCCTTTCTAAAAGACGGGAGATGGTAAAAGCTGAAGAAGTAAAAGTTAGAAAAGAGCATGAATCTAATTTTTATAAATTTGAACAATTTCTTGCTAGCCAGAAGGTTCAGACAGCGCAAAATACCTTCGCTACCATTAGCACCTTGCAGCAAGCTGAATCAAAAAAATTAATAGCTATAGGTAAGGCGGCAGCGATAGCCAACATAATTATCTCAACAGCTGCCGGGGTCATGAACGCCTATCGTTTTTTTGATCCTATTACAGCTACAGTTTTAGGTAGTTTAGTTGTTGCTGCCGGTGCTGTTCAGTCTGCCAAGGTTGCTGGTGTGCAATTGGCCGAGGGTGGTATTGTTAAGGCTCGACCAGGCGGAGTTCAGGCGACCATAGGTGAGGGCGGAAGAGATGAGGCGGTTATTCCTTTAGACGACGGAGGGCCAGCTTTAGGATCGAACGTAACTTTTAATTTTAATGGACCATTAATGGGGGATGAGCAGCAGGCCAGAGAGTTTGCACGAATGATTGATAGAGAACTTAGTGATTTGCGCCAGGATAATGAATCAATGGCTTTTTCAGGATTACCATAATGGAAATATTGCAAAAAAATTATTATGATACTGCAACACAAATTGTCGTAAATTCTAATACAACCACGGCTAAAAACTTACTGAACCCAGATTTTTTATTTCAATATTCATCCAATGGGTTTAATGATGATAATACTACTACAACAATAACTATAAATTTCAACGAAACTCTTTCAGTTTCAAGACTGGCAATGGTTCAGTTGAACTGGAAAAAATTCAATGTTTATTATGATGGGGTAACAGCAAATACCTTTTCATTTACTTCGACGGCAGCAACTACAACAAGTCAGTTTATTAACAATTCAGAATCATCAATGTATTTCAAATGCACTCCACAAAATTGCACATCGGTAACATTTGACGTTTACTCTACACAAGTTGCAAATATAGAAAAGGCGGTGGGATTTTTGGGGATAACCAACAAACACATAGATTTTGACGCAGATTACAATAGAATACCATCTTCTAAAAACTATAAACCAAGGAATGTACCTAAAGAAATAAGACATAGACTTTCTGACGGGGGAATAAGGATTCATACTATCGAACAGAAATGGAGAGTCGATATAAAATTTAAGTATATAAACTCTGCATTTAGAGATAGCCTTAGAACTGTATGGGACCTACATGATGAGTTATTATTTGTGGGTTTTGGTACTTCCACTGGATGGGATGAAGTTTTTTTCCCCTGTGTATGGTCAGGTGAGTTCAATTTTTACAGGTACTCAGACGATGCAGCTGGAGCCGGTTTTTCTGGGGATATCAGACTTGAGCAAACATAATGACTATAGAAAATGAAATTAAAAAATCTAAAAATAGGGTTTTCAGAAGGGCCTATATCAAGAGAAGGGATTCTACTACTGGTCAATTTGAAGCGAATTGGCAAGAAATAACAGAAGACGTTGAGAAATGGGGTATTATACGAAAATCAATAGATGACGTTAGGCAATCAAAATTTACATTTGAATCAGTTAGCTTAAGAATGTCCAATGATACTGGACGCTATAATCCAGAAGATGACGAAAACTCTCTATGGAATGGGTACGCTAACAGAGAAAGATCGCTATTAAAAATAGAGGCTGGTTTTTTAAATGCCTCGTTAACAAACGGGATATGGACAAGAACCGAATTTCCTAGCTCGAAGGTTGCATTCACAGGATTGGTTTCAGGTGATTCCATGGTCAATGATACAAATAGCGTTAATTTAAAAATAAAACCATTAACACAAGTCTTTAGAGACTTTCCTGCTACTAAATTAACAGGGTTTACATCTACTGGAATAACAGCTTCTAAATTTATAGAAATACTAAGAGATATGACTGACGGTAGCAGTAACTATATATTTAGACCTTTTTTTAACAATACTTCAACAGGGTTTATATACACTTTAACCTCGATAGTTTACGGGAATCTAAACACTATACGGCGGAAGATTTAGTGAATAAAAATTGCTGGGAAATTATAGAGTCATTAGCAGAGGCCGAAAACTTTGCTCCTTATGCAGATCAAAATGGAAATTTTGTATTTAAGGCAAAAACTGAAAATACAACTACCTCTAAATTTCACTTCATTGGGGGTAATGGTAATTTTGATACTACTTACGGCCATACAATTAAAACAATTAATTCCTATGGTAAGAAAATAAAAAACCTATATACAAGAGTAGAGGTCCACTGGAAGAACACTTCTACTTCTGACGCTTTTTCCGTAGCGGAAGCAACTCTGGCTGTTTCCGGGGCTAGTGATTTTTGGAATTATGGTTATAGAACCTTTAAAATGGAAAACTTCTTTATACAGACTTCAACGGTTGCTAATACTATAGCTGCAACTATTTACAACGATTTTTCCACGCTTCGCAATGAGATAGCGTTTACCTCTTCTTTTGTTCCACATGTTCAGGTTTTGGACAAAGTAGAGGTAACATACGACTCAACGGATAAAAACATAGCATCACGATGGGATTTGAGTGATTGGGCACCGTCAGTAGAAAGAGAATTGATATGGGATGATTCAGAAGGCGACGCTATACGTCTTGTGCAAAAAGAGTTTAAAATATTAAGTGTAGATTTGAATTTAGACAGAATAGAATCTACCTTTAAGGCAAGGGAGCTTTAAATGCCATCATCGGCTACAGTGACTGCTTTTTATACTTTTGTGTCGGGAACCAAGGCGAAATCGAGCCAGGTTAACGGAAACTTTGATATATATAGAGGTCATTTAATTCCGATAGATCCCAATACGGCCACAGCAATAGACCAGGCATATAATCTTGGATCAACTGAGTATCAGTGGAATAATCTATATGTAAAGAACCCGCCTTTTATTAATGGTGTTTCGTCACAATACATAAAAACAGAAGACCTTTATGATGGCGTGAATCCTCCAGACCAGACGGATATAGGTGTAGCGCAATCTGTTATTAAATTTAGCCCCGGCTCAGATCAGGATGGATACTTCAAGTTACCACTGCCGAGTGACTATATTGCAGGAAATCAAATAAAGCTTAGGGTCTGGTGCCATGTAGATACAGTTACGACGCAAATTTTTGAAGTTTCCAGTTATCTTTTTAAAAACAATACAGCATCTGCGGTTAGCATTGAATCATTGCCAGCGGCAGAGGTTAATACTGCGACCCTATCTTTTAACACGGCTTCATCTAATAAATTAATTACGGGTGAGTTCTTTACAGTAAATGATACAGGTGGTTTTATTAACAGTGTAACTTGTACGGCTTTTGACTACCTCTTGGTAAATTTTAAAAGAGTTGGGAGCAATGCCGGAGATAGTGGGGGTGCTTTTTACTTAGCAGACCATATTTTCAACTTGAATGCTTAATTAATAAACGGAGTTAAAGATGACAGTATCGGTGGTGTCAGGAAGAGATTTAATGCAAGTTGGCTTCCATAATGTTTTTCCTAGTGGAGACGGCAAGCAGGTAATATTACTATGGGGAGAAAATAGCTCAACTAATACTGTTGAAACGCTTGGGAGCATTGGCAACAGTGCATATCAGGTCCCAACGGGGAAGGTTCTTAAAATTTTTTATATAAGATTTTTTAGCAGTGTTCAATTCGACCTCCAGGAATGGGGATATGGCGACGACCCTCAAGATAACAACACGACCCAACCAACCAATGCTGTAAAAATAGGGTCTAACAGTGTTAGTTATTTAACCATTCCAGCAAGCACGGAAAAATTTATGAATATATATTGGGAAACGCCTGCTAGTAAGTATCCCTATGTTAGGAAAAGTGGGGCCAGTGGAACGGTATCTTATATGGCCTGGGGGATCGTAGAGAATGCTTAAGGAAGGGGCTTTCATTGAATAGTCTAAGTTACTATCTTTACAGGTTTAAATATAAATACGGGAGACACTTAAAACTAGATACCCCTGTTGATATATCCTTGGAATTGTCTAGTGCCTGCAATATGCAATGTGGGTACTGCTATCATTCCGACCCAAAGAATTTACCATTTAAACGCGGTCATATGGATAAAGACACAATAAAGGATATATTAATACAGGGTTCTTTGGCCGGCGTTAGTTCTGTAAAGCTTAACTGGAAAGGGGAGTCAACCCTTAGCCCTCATTTTTATTTTGCTTGTCACACAGCTAGAGTGTTATCTCAGAGCAGTGCATACATAGACAGATTAACTAACTCTAACTTTAAATTTGACACAAGCAAGGATGACATATTTAAAGGCCTAGCGTGCCAGACAAAGGTTAAGGTATCATTTGACTCATTTCTGGCCAACGTATTCGAATACCAAAGGGCCGGAGGGATTCACAAGGTTACATTGGATAATATTAATAAGTTCTACAACTGGCCCGGTCGAAAGACTGAACTGGTTATCCAGGCGGTTAGAACCAAGTTAAACAAAGATGAAGACATTGAGGCGCAAGCTAAAAAGCTATGGCCGGAGGCAACTGTTTCGATTCGTGACATGGTAGCAGGGAGAGTGGAAAAGGATGTCACCGAGCTTGAGGACAAAGAAAGGGCAGTGAGAAGGCAAAGCTGTTATCAGGCACATGTTAGATTGATATTTAACCATGAAGGCAAGGCGTTTCCCTGCTGCCCGGACATTAAAGAAGAACTATGCTTAGGTGATATTAAAAAAGACTCCATATGGGAAATATTTGGGTCTGAAAAAGCTGCTAGATTGAGAAGGGATTTAATAAGTAAAAAAGCATTCAACATGGACCCTTGCAAGAATTGCTCGAGCTTTGAATCTTACGAGGGATATAAATTTAATTGGAGTTCATGATGCCTGCCGGTGTAATTATTTGCTCAAGATTGAGCTCTAGTAGAGTGCCAGGAAAAGCAGCTAGAAAGATAATGGGTATACCAGTTATTAGAAGACTTGTTAATAATATGCCCGATTGTATTCCTACTATAGTATCCGTTCCCCTCGCCGAAAAATCTTACTACGATAGCATTTTAGTTAATTCAAAAGCAGAAGTTCATGGAGATATAATCAATTACCACAATCCCATGGGAAGGATGTATAAAACAGCTCTTAAGTATGGTCTTACTGAAATAGTAAGAATTTGCCATGATAAAATCTTTGTTGACTCAGCAGAGATCATGCAAGCTTTGGCAAACTTTAAAACTAGGGGATTAGACTACCTTTATCTTTCCCCTCAAACAGAGGGCACGGGATTTGAGATAATCTCGATTAAGGCACTAGAAAAAGCGTGTAATAAATTTGGTGCAGTAGAGCATATATCATACGCAATAAGGGAAGTTCTTGAACCTGGCAAAATTGGGAAGATGAGCTTTGATAGTTACGAAGATAGGTTAATGATTGATTATCCCGAAGATTTTGAGAGCATTCGTAATCTAATAGAAAACCTTAGGGGAGACAGCACTAAAAAAGCGGCAATAGATTATTTGAGAAACAACTCAAAAGACCTGCCGTATAGGCTTCCTAGGTTAACTGTGTATACGTGCGCTAAAAACGCAGATAGGCATCTAAATGAATGCCTTAAGTCTGTCCGCAATCAAAACTTTGACTTTGAATACCTTTTAATAAATGATGGTTCAACTGATAGAACTGCCGAGATAATGCAGAATTTTTGCAACACAACTAAGTTCGCTCGATATATTGAGAACAAAGAAAACATAGGGCTAGCAGCGTCTAGTAATTTAGCAATATCCCAAGCTAAGGGAGAGTATGTTTTAAGGCTAGATGCCGATGACTATTTGGCCAACAACGACAACCTTAGTGAACTGTGCAGTTACATTAATTACCTTGAGGCAGATATAGTTTATCCTTGTTATTTTGATGGTAGCTTTGAAAAGGTAGTGAATGGAAACAAAAACCACCACATGGGCGGTGCGATCGCCAAGAGGTCTTCTCTGAACTATATTAAATTTACTGAGAAACTTAGAGGATATGAAGGGCTTGACTGGATAACCAGGGCAAGGCATCGGCTAAAAGTAGATTACTATCACTACCCTACTTTTTTTTACAGGCACACAGAGGGCAGCCTTTCAAGGACTAATCTAAAAGAAAGAGAAAAAATAAAACAGGAAATTTTAAACAGCAATGAAAGTCAACAATAAAAGCAGAACCAGACAATGGCCGGCAATAGATTTATTTAAGCTTTTTATTAGCAGTAACAATGACAAGTGGAATGCTTGGCTAGCAAGCTGTTTATTAAAAAGAGACATAGAGGAACTAAAAAAGACGCGATACGGTATTCAGGCAGGAATGGATGACTTGGTAAAAAAGAAAATGAATACTAGTAAAATAGTCGATCTTTTTATTAGAATGAATAGGTCAATTGAACTAACGGTTAAGTCGATTTACAGAGAAAAGTTTCCCTGCAAGTTAGATAATCCCGATGCTGCTAAAACTTTAAGCATACACCAGCTTTCAATTGAAAGGTCTAAGAAAAAGAAAAGGGACCAAGAGTTTGAGAAATTTTTAAAGGAGAGTTCGTTTTAATGGAGTTTGCATTTTATAATATTTTCTTTAATTCTATATACATTCTTACAGTAGATATTGGTTCACTTCAATTCCAAACGGAAGCTATTATTAATGAGTTCGATATTGACGAATATAACGATAAACTTGCAAAAATAGATGATTGGTTAAATGATGGAGAGTTGAATTATTCAGACATATGGACTCCTTTAGGATTTTTATGAAAAAATACTTAATAGCGGAAATAGGTAATAACCACCTTGGAGATTTTGAAAAGGCGAAAGAAATGATTCGCGTTGCCAAAGAGAGTGGAGCTAACCTTGTGAAGCTTCAGGCGATAGATGAAGACTGTACTGGCTCTATGCCAAGGGCCTTTTACAAGAAAGTTTCCATGTCTACCGAATATTATATAGACCTAATTGAGTACGGAAGGGATATAGGTATAGACGTTTTTTATTCTATATTCAGCAAGAAGCACGACAGGCTCAAGTCATTTTTATATTGGAAAAAACTAGCTGCCGGTCAGTTTGCAAGTAGCTTTTTAATGAACCCTAAGAAGTGGGACAAGGAAGAGGTTTTTCTTTCTATTAACTCACTAACAATAGACAGGTTTAACCCTGTTAAAATAAAAAACGCCAAAATCATGTTTGCCACACCTTACTGTGAGCCAAGTCCAGATTTACCAATGAGGGCAGTTCAGAAGTTTACAGGAAGATTCGATATAGGGTTAAGTGATCATTCAATAGGTGTCCAGACCTGCATGAAATGTATTTCAATGCTTAAAGTTCCACTAATCGAGAAGCATTTTGTTTTAGAGGAAGATAAGAATAATATAAAATTCAAAGGGAAGCTTTTCAGAGATAGCGTGCACGCAGCAACGCCCTCTGAAATGGAACAAATTGCAAAAGAATTTTTTAAATAGGAGTTTTCAATGAGTGAAAAAGCTAGGTGCCTCGTATGTGAAAAAGGCGACTGGGAAAATGTAGACGAGCACAGAATCGTCCCAAAGGGAATGTGCATTTGTAAGAATTGCGGATTCGTTACTTACCCAGAAAGAATATCCAACGAAGAAAAATTAAAAGAACATTACAGGGAAAATTACAGACCGCCTCCAAGCATTATAAACATGTACACAGGTCAAAGGAAGTTAAATTTCCATGCAGCTTTTTTAGAAGATGAAATCGAAAGACTTTTGGAGCTTAAGAAGAAAGACAAGACGCCTGTTATCGGAGAAGTAGGCAGCGCCTTCGGCATGGTTTTAAGTTGGCTGGGGCAGATTATACCAGGTGCCGATCTGAATGGTACCGAATGGACCACGTCGTTTAAGCGCGTAGCCATGCATGAGTATGGCATAAAGTTAACCGATTATCTCCCAAAAAAGAAATATGATTTATTAATGAGCTATAAGGTGGCCGAGCATCAAGTTGACGCAGATAAGAAATTAATGGAAATGCACGACATGCTTAACGACGACGGAATTCTTTATATTTCCGTTCCTATCTGGTTTAAGAGCATGACTAATTTTGGAGTCAGTGGTTTTGACTTGGAATATTACTACCATCCAGATCATATTAACGCCTGGACAGAGGAACATTTTGAATTTGTTCTTCATAAAGCTGGCTTTAAAATAACTCATAAAAATGACACGATTTACGACAACACTTATCTATGTCGAAAAATGACAGAAGACGAGAAAAGAGAGTCTTCTAAGATTGATATTTTTCAATATGAAAAAGTTAAAGAAGTACTGCCTAAAATCAAGAAAGCATTCGGTCTTTATAAGGGTCACAGATACAGTGAAGCAATAGAGATTTTCCCAGACTTTCCACTTGCATGGATGGCAGCGTATGAGCACAAGAGAAAAGAATTAAACGACAAGGGATGGCAGTCCATTGAAGACAACTTTATTAAACCTATGATTAAATCGTGCCCTAGGTCTGCCGACATATTAGCGTTCGCCGCTGATATAAATATGCGATACACTAGGTATAACGAAGCAATTACTCTTTTAAAAACAGCGCTAGAAATGAAGCCGGATGCGCCTAATTATTTAATTGAACTAGCTCAATGTTTTATAAAGCTAGGCGATGCCACAATTGACCCAAATGAAAAAATAGGGGCCTTTGTAGAGGCAAGGAATATATATCGCCATATAAGAATTGTATCCGCCCAGCACGTGCCGGACGCTGTAAACTGGCTTTATAAGTTGCATTCGTTGATCCCGTACAAGGGAGAAAAAAATGATTGAAGGACCAATTATATTTAATAAATCAGAATATCTTGAAAAGGAGATTAAGATGAGCACAGAGGAAACAGGGAAGGTAGTAGATTTTAAAGATGGCAGGGTTCTGGTGAAATTTGCCAGAGAATTTGACACAAATAAGGACGGAGAGCCTGTTTTGGGGTTAGATATTAGTCTTTGGGTTGATATCACTGAATTACCAGACGAGGCAATTGATGCTTGGAAAAGCAGAAAAGAAAAGCCATAATTAAAGAATGCCAGCATGGTTAGCAAGTCTAGTTACAATTATTTCCAAGGTGCTAATGGATTATACCGTTGGTGCCTTGAAAAATTGGTACAAATTGTATCAGGAAAAACAACGCAAGAAAAAGCGTGCAAAGGCAAATCAAGCTAAAGCAGAGGCGGCAGAAAAGGCCTCCACCAAGGACGAGGTTAAAGACACCTTCGACTCATTGCCATGAAATACTTAATCTTGTTATTAATGATTGGTTGCCAGTTACCCGACCCAGTAACCGTTACTCAGTACCGCTATAGTCAAAAAACTGACCAGTGCTTAGTTCGAAGCTATAAGTTCGACGTGGATTTTGTGGGTCCATTGGAAAGATCCAAAGAGGTTCCCCTAGAAGAGTGCTATAGTTTAGTTGGTTATAAAATAACTGATTATGCTAAAATAGTTTCATGGCAACAAGACATTATAGACATTGTGCGAAAAAAGATCAATAAATTCTCGGCACCTATTACAGGAAGCGTTACCGGCGAATACCTAGAAGATTAATAAGTAAAATATTTTCATTTTAACTTTTCATATCGAATAATTTGCGGCAAATACTTAAACTCGCTTCAGGCGAAGAAGCAGATTATGAATAAAAAAAGGCACGATAAATTTAGAATGGGCCCACTATGGATTTAGAAGACAAGCGTTACTGTTATCAATGGTCCTCACTCAGGAGAAGCAAATGAATCTAGGTAAGTGCTATGGTAACAAATGGGACTCACTCTGGTACTCACTCAGGTACTCACTCGAGTCCTCACTCGAGTCCTTACTCGAGTCCTCACTCGGGACCTCACTCTGGTCCTCACTCTGGAACTCATTCGGGGACTCCCTCTGGCCCTCACTCGGGTCCTCACTCTGGAACTCACTCAGGAGAAGCAAATGAATCTAGGTAAATGCTATGGTAACAAATGGGACTCACTCGAGTCCTCACTCGGGTACTCACTCAGGTACTCACTCGGGGACTCACTCGGGGACTCACTCGGGGACTCACTCTGGTACTCACTCTGGTACTCACTCAGGTCCTCACTCTGGTCCTCACTCTGGAACTCACTCAGGAACTCACTCAGGAGAAGCAAATGAATCTAGGTAAGTGCTATGGTAACAAATGGGACTCACTCGAGTCCTCACTCTGGTCCTCACTCAGGGACTCACTCAGGAACTCACTCGGGTTCTCACTCAGGTCCTCACGCTGGTCCTTACTCAGGGACTCACGCTGGTCCTCACTCTGGGACTCACGCTGGTCCTCACTCTGGGACTCACTCTGGGATTCACTCTGGAACCCACTCTGGTCCTCACTCAGGGACTCACTCTGGAACTCAATCAGGAGAGGTAGTAAAAACCTCGTTAAAAAATAATAAACAACAAGCTTGTTTAACAATGGCTAAAAAAGGAAGGAACATGACAAATTTAATCACTAAAATGACAAAGGAACAAGAAGCCCAAGTCGAAGTTTACAAAGAAAAGTTTTTAAAACAGTGTTTATTAACTGAAAGGATAAACGAAGAAAGGGCAGTTACTGCTATCAAGGGCCTATACAAGGTGCTGGACTTAAATCTAGATATTAATTACAAATATAAAGTTTTCGAATCACCGATGGCTATGTGTGAGTTTGCTGCTAAACATGCAGGAGGGAGCGTTTCGGATTATGTCTCAAAAATTTGCTGGGGGAATCTAAATAATTACTGGGTAGCGTTTTGCTCGTTCATTGTAAACGTCTTAGGCGTAAATAAGGAGTTGGAAAAAATAAAAGTAATGGAGAGTATTGTCGAAGAGTGTGGACCATTCTTAATTTTTGAATCAGGCATACTTCTATCGCAAAGACCTATAAAAATTTCAACATTAGATGACAAGGAGACTCTTCATTGTTCAGATGGTCCTGCTATTGAATATGCAGACGGAAACAATGTTTGGAAGCTAAATAATGTTGATGTTACTGAAGAAATTGTTATGAAAAAACCAGAAGACTTCACTAAAGAAGATATCTTAAACGAGAAAAACGCGGACGTAAGAAGAGAAATTGTCAGGAAGATACCGGCAGACGTGCTCGTTAAAATATTAAACCCAGAAGTAATTGACGAAAAAAATGGGTATCAATTATTAGGTGTTGACCTTGGAGACTCAAGGGTTCGACCCTTTTTAAAAATGGAAAACCCTTCAATTAAAACAATTCACATCGAAGGAGTTGACCCTAAAAGTGAAAATGTAGACGATGCGATAATGTTTAGAAATCAACTCACAAAATTTGCGCTACCTGAGACATTAGACGGAATGTCATTTGCGAAAAATCAAGCTATTAAATACCACCAGCAAGGCGACGCTTTGTTCTTTAAGGCAAATAAGGTACCAGAAGATGCTAAGCTAACAAAAAGCAATGTAGCAGCAGAGGGGCTAGTGAGGCATATAGGGGTTTCATGCAATATATATGAGAGCGAAAATGGGAAAAGATTTTTAGAAGCAATGGACAATTGCTCCATTCAGCACCCTGAGCATAACAATGTAAATCTAAAAAGAGGGGTTTACGAAATAAAAAAGGTTCTTGAGTATGACCACTGGCTAGAAGAAAGCAGAGAAGTAATAGATTAAAAGGGATATGTATGAATCTAGGTAAGTGCTATGGTAACAAATGGGACTCACTCGAGTACTCACTCGAGTACTCACTCGGGTACTCACTCGGGTACTCACTCAGGTACTCACTCGGGTACTCACTCGGGGACTCACTCTGGGACTCACTCAGGTCCTCACTCAGGTCCTCACTCTGGTACTCACTCTGGTCCTCACTCAGGAACTCACTCAGGAGAAGCAAATGAATCTAGGTAAATGCTATGGTAACAAATGGGACTCACTCGGGTCCTCACTCTGGTACTCACTCGAGTCCTCACTCGGGACCTCACTCTGGTACTCACTCTGGAACTCATTCGGGGACTCACTCAGGACCTCACTCAGGTCCTCACTCTGGTACTCACTCTGGCCCTCATTCAGGAGAAGCAAATGAATCTAGGTAAATGCTATGGTAACAAATGGGACTCACTCGGGTCCTCACTCTAAACATGATTTAAAAAAAGGGGGTGGCAAATAAATGAGGCAGGTTATTTTAAATCAAAATGTAAGTTATTAAAATTAAAACAGAGCACGATATGAAATATTATCGTGAAATAGGAGTTGAGAAAATGAACACTATTCAGAAAATAAAAGAATCAGGCCTAGAGATTTGGCAGATGAACGACATAGAAACGTGGGTTGGTTTTAGCCTTGACGAAATCAGAGAGGCTGCCAAGAAAAACATAGGGAAGGACTATGATGAGTTCTACGATCAATCGCCGTCACAAATTCCAATGGACCAATGGAGAAAATATAAAATTCAAGAAATTGATGAGCCTTATCAACCGTTTTATTCTTACGACAATTACGTTTTGAAAATGATTGAAGAGGGAACGGTTTTTCCATGCTGTTTTGCAAGTACGGAATATTAGATTACGCACGATAATTAACGTTTTTATCGTGAATTGAGGTAAAACATGAATGTAAACCAAAAAGGAAAAGGCTTAGACATATTTGAAACACCTGACTTTATCTATAGACAATTAAATAGAAAATTTTGTTTTACGCTAGATGCCGCTTGTAGTACTGAAAACTGTAAATCAAAAAAAGGGGCCTACATCGATAAGGGAATAAACGGACTTAATCTATCATGGAGGGGCGAAAGGGTTTTTTGTAACCCGCCGTTTTCTGAAAAGGCTAAATGGATAGAAAAGGCATCAAATGAAGTGCTCGAAAATGGTTGTGAAACATGCGTTATGATCTTGCCGGTCAACTCTATGGACTCGGCACCTTGGCATGATTTTATTTACGGTAATTTTCATTATGACATTTTAAAATCAAGGATAAGTTTCATTGATCCCGAAACAGGTTCGCCAAAAAAGGGAAATAATTCTGGCACGGTAATTGTTTACTTTTGGCGTAAAATATCAACGCACGATAATTAACGTCTCTGTGAAATAGAAAATAGTCATAAATAATTAATATTTACAAACCGAAACTCGCTCACTGAATATTTTACAAGCCATTGATTGGTGGTTAAGAAAATGCTTAACTGAAACTCAGTTTAGTGGTAGGATGAATTATGAGAAAAATGCAGATTATAAAACAGGGCAATATCGCGGTCGACGTTTTTGAGCGACTAGAGAACGGTTTTCAAAGGCTAGTTTACAAAGCAATGAAGCCAGGGCAATCCGAGCTATTTGTCTCGTCCAACACAAAGACCGAGATTGTAGAGTGGGATAAAGACGCGCTGACAGAGGCGTTTCATAAGATTTCAAAAGAGAAGTTTAAGGGGGCGAAATGAACGCATTCAATATTAAAGACCAACTAGACACCGTATCCTGCGATTCTTGCAGCGGCGACTCAGGCGACGAGGGACCGCTTTATAAATTCGACGGCAGGCATCTTTGCGGCGAGTGCCTTAAGGACCACGAAATAGACAATGAATCTCAAACCATGACAAACGAAGAGAGGAACGCATGAACAACGAAGAACTGCTAAGCTTTATAGATAACAAGCTTGCGATAATTAACCTAAGCCTTGCCAATAAAGTCCTTATTGACAAGGACGAACTTGACATGGTTCTGTCTGAGAGCGCAGGTGACTCGCAAGGCGAAACATTCGCTTACATGATAAGCATGATCAGCGCCAGGCTAAACGAACAGACTGAAGCGTGTAAGCAGTTAGAAATTATCCAGAAAACAATAAAAGAGATTTCTGAGAAAGTGCGGGAGGTTTGTGGTGATTCAAGAATTAATTAAAAACGATTTATGGCTTATGCAGTGGCTGGCTTTGGTAATATCACTGGTTAATTTGGCAATACTTGTCATTCTAACAAAAAAACTATGAGGCCCAATGAACAAAATAAACCTTAAAAGAGTCGATCAAAAAAAGCATGAGAGATGTGCAGTGAGCGACCTGGCTGATCTAGTGCGCAGGTTTGAAGACTTCGTTGCTAACACATGTAGTAAAGCTGGTTGCGACAAGTGTAACCTAAAGTGGCCCGGGGGCTGTCGGGCTATCGAGCTTAGCAATAAGCTACATGACAAGCTATTGAAAGAATTTAAACAGATACCTGGGGAGAATTAATGGCGAGTAGAAAAAAGAGGTTTGAAAAAGAAAGTGACAGACCGAAGTGCAGAACGGTGCGCTTGTCTGATAATCATATGAAAATAATACGCGGCAAGGGCAAGAAAAAACGAACGCTTAGGCAGTTTGTTATGTCGCACCCTGATTTTAAAAAAAGTAGCTGACAAAACGAAATTCAGTTTATAAACAATAATACCAATGCGCACCCGACCCTAAACTTGTTTTGATCAAAAGGGCAATAGTGCCCATGGGTCGGGTTTTTAAGAGGGAGAAAGCATGTCGGAATCGTTATGGGATATCATTGACGGAGTAGAAGAGTTCAATAAAGAACTAGCAAAGTCAGGCGGTGAGATAACGCCAGAGCTTGCAGCAATAGAAGAAAGCATTAAGTTGGCACTAACAACAAAGACTGACGCCTGTTGTGATTATGTCAATAGGCTAGACCATATGATAGGCGTGGCAGAGAGAAGGATTGAAGAGTTTAAAAGATTCATAAATGCCAGAACAAACGAAAAGGAAGCTTTTAAGAACTATGTTAAGAACTGCCTACTGAAATCAGACCAAAAAGAGTTCACAGGACAAATAAGTCAAATTAAACTAACCAACCCATCTAAAAAACTACAGGTTCACAGCGAAAATAAAATACCCATGGAGTATAAAAAATTTATTCCCAGTAGCACGGCTATAGATAAAAAACTATTAACCGAAGCCATTAAGACAGGGAAATACAAGGGTGACGCAGCAACAATTATCGATGGAGAGCATGGTATAAAATTTTCCCTAATCACTAAGAAAAATAAGTCGAAAAAGAAGAAGATTGGAGATTCTTAAAGGTTTTATGAAAATAAACAATAAAATTATCTACATCGATGTCGATTGGACTTTATTACTTCCGTCAGAGGGGTGCTTCATACCCACAACCCCAAACGAGAAGCTAATTGAAAAAATCAAAGCATGGAAATTAGATGGTCACACTATCATTGTTTGGACTAGTAACCCCAAGGGGGTTAAATGGGCCAAGGATGCGGTAAAAATTTGTGAGATAGAGGGCTGGGTAGACCTTTGCTTACCTAAACCTAAGGTTATTGTTGACGACGAGCATCTCGAATATAAAACAATCGACCCAGTGACTCTAGAATTAAAAGAATGCAGCAAGTGAAGAAACCCTGCTGAGAAAGATAAATTGGTTACCTTATTGAATTAACAGAAATGGAGCACAGTAATGAATAATAAACAGCAAGTAAAGAAAAACGCATTAGAATTAGCCGAAAAAGATATTTATAAACTAGAAGACACATTCAACGCTATTAAAACTGTCGAGCAAATGAACTTTAAAAAAGAGTGCGAGTTTGCTTTGCAATTGCTTAAGTCTAACGAATATTTATTACAAATAGCTTCCACTAATCCTGAGTCACTTGAACACGCAATTAAAAACGTCGCCGCAGTTGGTCTATCCTTAAACCCTGCTAAAAAATCAGCTTACCTAGTCCCTAGAGATGGCAAGGTTTGTCTTGATGTTTCTTACTATGGGATGAAAGAGGTAGCTACTACGAGTGGATCTGTTGTCTTGGTGAAAGCAAGAATAATTCGCGAAAACGACACATTTGAATACCAAGGGCTAGACAAAGAGCCAATTCACTCTTTCAAACCTTTTGATAAAAAAAGGGGAGAGATAGTAGGTGTTTTTTGTGCAGCTAAAACAATTCACGGAGACTGGATAAGCGATCACATGTTAATTGAAGAGGTCCATAAAATAAGAGACAGGAACTCCAAGTCCTATATCAATAAACCAAATAGCTCACCATGGAAATCAGACTACGAAGAAATGGTCAAAAAAACAATGATACGTAGAGCGGCAAAAGAATGGCCACGCTTCAACAATGATAATAGAGTTGACAATTTAGTTCAGGTAATGGACGAGGTTCACGGCGTTGACTTTGAAAAAGAACAAGAAGAGTTTAACAAAAAGCAGCAAGAAGAACTAGAGAAAGGAAAGAAATTACGCGAAGAGAAAGCAATTCTATGTAACGAGATTAAAAAAACATTTGACCAAAAGATTATGGAATTTGACATTGATATGAATGCTGCCGGCGAACTAATGCATGAACTATGTAAAGTAACCAATATTAACGACATAAAACGCCATGAGAAAGCTTTACTTGAAGAGATACTACTGAGTATTCAAAACTATGTCCCTAAGCCTATAAGCAAAGATAAGTGATAAATAACGGCGGATACCTAATCCCTTACATCTGCTTATTCAGGGCTCCTTCTGCGGAGGGGTCTTTCATTCTTTTTTATCAGTATAGTTTTAGGTCCAGATTGAAACTTAACACCTGTATATTCCTTCTTTTTAGCAGGCTTATTTTTCGGGATGCATTCTTGAAGAAATTTATTTTTTCTTATAACTAATTTTAACTTTTCCTTCTGTGCTTCGGTTCGATAGTCAGTTTCGGGTATGTTGATTTTTGTTCGATTACATGTCCTGCATAATACCTGTAGGTTATTGGGATCATATTTCAGTTTATCGTATTTGCCTTTAGGCTTTATATGGTCAACTTCAATGTTTTCAGTACTTTCACAAGACATGCATCGCCTACCAAAAATCCTTTTAATTATATTTTTTAACTTTTTCCACCTGTCTCCGTTGTAGAATTTTTGGTTTTTTAATTCTATTTTTGAAAACCTATTATCTGAAATATCCTCGTAAATAATTTTACTTCTAACGCAGGAACACTTAATAGACTTATATAGTTTACATCCACATTTATAGCACTTTTTCATAATCAATCCCCTGTTTGAAGGCAATAGAGGCCCTACGGGCCTGTTATAAGATTCCGTTTAATTCGCGTTCCCACGGTCGCTTGGTAGCTCGCCTCTCGGCTCTGAGGGAAGTTTCATTTTGGCTTGCGTCCTGCTTCACCAACGGCCAATAGATTTTTAGTGTTAGCTCACTGTGGTTCCAATCCCCCGTCAGTTAGGTTGATGGCCCCTCGGTCATGGTAGCGTGGATGATTTGCGTCCATGAATTTAGCCTGCATCCGAGAAAATCATGGCCCAAGTATTTACAAAAAAAAAGTATTTTGTTAGATTTTTTACCCCATACTAGTTTCGGTCCAGACCTGGTGCCTCCCTTACCCATTGCGCCAGGTCTTTCTTTTTAAATTGACGTCTTTTTAATTGCACTGCTAAAATTATACTGTGTGCGTTGTAGTCCATGACGACCTCCGAAGCGTAGGCCAGGGCAGGGCAGCCTGCGCTTCTTTTTACTTTACAAATCAAAATCATAAATGAATAATTGTGGAGCTTTCAAGGGGAGGAAGGTTATGCATATGGAACACATCGAAGCGTTTCATCGCAAGATAGGTCATAAAGTTGATCCAATGGATTTGCCTGTTACGGATATCAATAGAGCATTAAGGCGGTTAAACACAGGTCTTAAGAAAAAGCTTTATAGCGAGGAACTGAATATTTATGAAGAAAAGTTACGTAAATACAAAAACGCAATGCAGGTCATTGAAGCAGAGGTTGGGATGCATGATTATTTTCCGTCACTGCGATACTTAATTGAGAAAATAAGAAGTTCCGAATCTGGCAAAAACAAGGAATTTCTTAGTGACAAGCAGAGACAAAAAGAATACGAAGCCGAGCAAGATAGATTTTTAAGGCTGTGGCAAAAGTTTGAAAAAAACTTTGGCAGAGATGAATTGTTTAAATTCTGCAAGCAACACGCTATAGCTCTTTTTGGATCAGAGGAAGCTTATAATTGGCTACCTAAAGAAATGAGAAAGAAATATTTACTATGCGCCATCTTTGATTTACAAGCGGCGGGAACGATGGATGGGGCGATTAACTTAGCAAAAAGAGTTGATTAATAAAAAGAGAGGGAGTAGTCAGTGCAATACTATAGCGGATGGTATAAGACCGGTAGGATATTTTACGAGAAAAATAAAGGCTTGCTGGTGAAGCCGAATTGCACAAGAATTATTGAGATTATAAACCCTAATACGCTGTTTTTTACTAATTATGCGATAGTGTCTTATATATTTGAAACAAGGTATGTGAGGACTTAAGCGTGGCAGAACTTAAAAAAGACACCGAAGTAATAATGCTTCCTAAGAATAAAAAGAGGTACCCACTGGCACCGCTAGTTTGCGCTAGTGAACTTCATTGTCATTGCACCTATAAAAGCTGTCATTTTACACTAGCGCACAGGAAAGTCATAGCGGCTGTTTCTCATTTAAGAATCAAGCACAGACATATGAAAGTGGTGATAAACTCATTTTTTAGATGCCAAAAACATAACGAAAAAACCAAGGGTTCTAGTTTTAATTCCAATCACACAAAGGGGCTTGCTTGCGACTTTGATTTAAATAGCATTGACAAAGATTTTAAAGATGACTTCATTATGGACTGCGGTGAAATATTTGATTACATAGTGGTAAACGAGGAAGCTGGCTATATTCACTGTCAATTTAATTTTTAGATGTGCCTAATAGATAACAACGAATGTTTCGGTCCACTAGATAGGGATCATATAACAACTCGCGGAGCAGGCGGCAAAGATGAAAACAATGTCTGGATTCTGTGCCGGAAGCATCACACAGAAAGGCACAAGGTGGGAATATTTTATTTTATTAAAAAATATAATTTAAAGACATGGCTAATTAAGAATAAAAGAGAAGACATAATAGATAAGATGAATTTTAAAAGCGAGTTTAATTGAAAACAATAGTAATTAAAACTAAATATATAACAGTAAGAATAGACAAAAAAGTTCTTGGATGGAGAAAGAGGGCCAGGATAAGAAGACTGTTAAAGATAGAGGTTGAAAAAAGAGAAGAAAGAATATTGAAAGAATCATGGGAAAAGGTGAGAGAAATGGTGCTTTTTGGATTTACTGAAATAGAGGGTGTTAATGATAAACGAGAATGATGTTAAAACAACAGGAAGGTATTATATAGAAGAGGGTTCATTTAATCAGATTCTTGAGTTTGCTAAAAGCAATATTAGAGACCTTCCCGAGGACTTTATCAAAGAGATTGGTGGCGAAAAGTTTTTTTATATGAATGGGTCAACCTTCGTTTGTTTGACAAAAGAAAAAATACTCCAAGATAAAAAGGATTAATATGAGCGACTGCATATGCCATTTAATAAATAAGAGCTTCGGTAAGTACACAAAGTTAGGTTTAGTATGAGTAGTGATATTTTATTTATTCTTGTTTGTTGTGTTCTTATTTATTTTATGAATAATTTTATAAAAAAAGACGACGAACTAATGAAGGTTTACAAGGAAAGGACTACAGAGATTTTAAATGAAGCTGACCTTCTTATAACTAGGGAGCTGTTAATAAATATAGCATGTACTCAACAATGTGTTTCTAAGCCTAAGTGTAAATTTAATGAAAATAGTGCTGATGATCTTTGTTGTATATGTAAGGCTAAAAATTTTGTAAGAGAGAGGGGCTTTGTAAAATGAAAGAAATAAAACTAAAAAAGTTATTAAGCACTGTTAGGGAAGTACTTCATTGTATTGAAGAAGTTAAAAAATTTTCTCATAGTAGAGTATATCCAGTAAAAGAAAATCTACAATATTGTTTAGATGAATTTCATAAATTAGGACTAATTAAAATCTACGATGAGAAAGTAAAACTATTTGGTAAAGAAAGAACAATAACAAGCATAAGCATAAGCATGAATGAAGATATTAGGATTGTAGATGTTGAATAAAGAAGTAGTACCTCTGTCGTCTTGTACACATGAAAATAAAGAGATTTTTATGACCACTAAAGTACTAGATAGAAAAATAGACATATCGGCCTGCAAAAAGTGCCAAAAAGAAGTGAAAGATAAGATCAAAAAGAATAGTTTTAAGTTTATATCATGTGACTTTACATTAAAAGGGACATACTAAATGAAGCCCTTAGATGAAGCTCTTTTATGAGTAGAAGGCCACAAAGAAGATACGAAAAGACAAAGAACGGGTTTCTCATGCGGCTTTATTGTAACATTAGATCCAGGGTTTCTGGTATCCAGAAAAACAGGTCTAAGTACTACCTAGGCAAAGAGTTGATGCCAAAACTAGAATTTTACAAATGGGCCAGTGGTAGCTGGAGATTTCATTTTTTATTCAGTGAATGGGAATCCAATGGATATCCCAGAAAGCTAACTCCAACTATTGATAGAATAGATAGTGAAAAGGGGTACACTAAAGATAATATGAGGTGGATGACACACAGTGAAAATTCTAGAATTGCAGGCAGAAAAGGAAGAAAGCAACTTTAGCTTTGCATAAAGATACCATGTGTCTAAAATAAAGAA